ATATGGAATGAGTTAGGAGGAAAGTTGTGGCATCGGCTCAAGCCCAAATAGAAGTTGTTGTAAAGAATCTCAATTCTCTAAGTAAGTTAGATAAAACATTAAGCAAGCTAAATAAGACTAATCAAGAATTAATTCGTGGAGTAGATAATTTAACTAGAAGTATTGACAAACTTGCAAAGGTACAAGGATTCAATGATATTTCTCAAGATGCTAAAAATGCAGGAAAAGAAATTGATGATGTAGGTAAAAAATTAAGAGGTATTAATGCTGGATTAGCAAGAGATAAAGCGTCTAAATCATTTTTCAGGAAAACATTTGAAGCGACTCCTCTTTTTCAAATGGAAAGAGCTATTGCTAGAACTCATCTAGCAGGTAAAGCAAGAGCTGAATCAGATGTAAAGGCAGTTTGGGAGGCATTTGAGAAAGGGAAAGCTAGTGCTTTAGAATTTTTTACTGTTTTAGGTTCTTTACCTGCCAGATTAAAAATAGTCGCTCAAAATGCAAGAGAGATACAAGAAGCTATTGCTTTTCCAGGTCGTTCTGTTAAAGGTAAAGGATTTGAATTTGAAATACCAAGGCAAAGTTTAACGGCTCTTCAAGAGACACTTAATAGCGTTAGAAATACAAACCGAGAGTTACCTATAGATAATAAACACTATAGAGATAGTGTCAGAGATGTTTTATTTGCAGAAAAACAAGTTAATAAAGAATTACTAGATAGAAAACGTATTTTAGAAGGTTTAACTGTAGAACAACGAGCTTTTAGAGAAAAAGTAAATAGAACAATTATTGAAGCAAGGCAAAGAAAAGCTTCTGGTGCTTTTACTGGTGGATTTGCTGAATTTAGTGAAAGAGCAGACAAAATCAAAGCAATTGCTGATGCAAAACGAGCTAATACGATAGAGTTTCAAATTTTAAATACAAGAAAAATTGCAAGAAAAGCAGCTTTAAGAGCAGGTGCTTTAAGAGAACTTCAAAGAACTAAAGGTTTAGATATTGAACAACGAATTAATAGAGTCCTAGAAAAAAGAGTAGGCATTATGAGCAAGATGGGCTTTGGAAAAAATGCTAATTCTCAAGGAGCATTTGCAAGTAGAGGAGGTATGGGAGGTCGTATTAGAGGAGGAGTTGGTAGTGCAATGATTGGTGGTGCGTTCCCATTCTTATTTGGTCAAGGTGGTGCGAGTGCAGCAGGTGGAGCTTTAGGTGGTGCTGCTGGTGGTTTCTTAGGAGGAGGATTAGGTTTTGGATTATCTCTTATTGGTACGGCTATTGGCTCTGCAATAGAGAAGTTCGACAAATTAAATGAAAAAATTGCTGTTGCCAATGGAGCAATGAAAGCAATGGGTTTTGAGTCAGAATTTACAAGAAAAGAAATAGATAAGATTGCTAAATCATTAAAGATAAGCAAAGACGAAGCTGTTCAAGTTGCAAGTACTTTTGCACGTTTTGGGAAAGAAAGAGCATTAGCTTTTGGAGGTTTTTTTGGGGCAGATACGGCTGGATTTGATGCTGTTGCAAAGGTTAAAGATCAAGCAAGTGCTTTAGCTGCTATACAAACAATTTCTAAAGACATAAGTTTTGAAAAACAAAAAGAATTAGTTGCCTTGGTAAAAACAAATACGGCTGCTGAAATACAAGTTAAATTGCAAACAGTTTTATTAGAAGTACAAAAAATAAAACGAACTGAATTAATTAAAGAAATAGGTTTACGAGAAAGATTGCTTTTCTTGATTAAAGCTGCTTCAAATATTTTAGCAATGGGTCTTGAAGGACTTGATGCTGGAGTTGAGTCTCCAGCAGAAAGAGTTGCAAGGCAACTTAAAGAATTAGAAGAGAACTTTGAAAAGACAAAAGCATTAATAGATGGTGCAATGGCTGAGATTGGTAGTGTTGATAGTGTTGTAGAAGTAATTAGCAGCTTTGATCAATTACCTGAAGTTATTCGTAAAACAAGGCTTGAGATTGCAAAATTAAAAGATCCAATGTTCCAAGTGATTGAAGCTGCAACTGCAATCAGTAGTGCATTTGGAGAATCATTTAAAGGAATAATTCGTGGAACGATGAGTGTTCAACAAGCATTTGCAAATATGTTTGGTCGTATTGCAGATCATTTTGCAGACATGGCAGCACAAATGGCAGCTAATCAAATAAAAATGGGGCTACTAAAAATGTTTGCAAATATAGGAACTAATGCTTTAACAAGTTCAACAAGTGCTTTAAGCGGTGCATGGCCTACTGACATGGGAAGTTCTTTAACTACCAAGCAAGCGTTTTCAGGAGCAGCTTATTTTGCTTCAGGAGGATATGTAACCAGACCAACCGTAGGACTTATAGGAGAGGCTGGAGAAGACGAATATGTAATTCCTGCATCAAAGATGGCTTCAAGCATGCAACGCTACTCAGAAGGTGCTAGAGGTGATTCTGTAGTTGCTGGAAGTGGTTCGTCTTATGCAGGAGGAGGAGCAGGAGGATCTACTACTGTTAATTACAGTGGCCCTATTCTTAACTTCAACTCTGAAGAATTTGTTCCTAAATCTGCTGTTGGTCAAATTATTAATAGTGCAGCAGCTAGAGGTGCAAAGGCTGGAGAAGCTAGAACATTATCTAGCCTTCAAAATTCACGTAGTAGAAGGAGCAACATAGGATTATGACAACTACAAATTCTGGATATGTAGCATTAACTAATTTTATTACTGTTACCAAGGCAGACGGAACAGATCCAGGAGATGACACATCTTTTAGCCCTTATAACAAATTCCAAAATGGAAAACATGGAGAGGTACTTAATAAAGATGACAGTTCACTAATATACAATTATCTTTCCTTTATTTATCAAGGAGCTGCTAGAAATAGATCAGGTGACAATATGACCTCTTCTTTGATTCTTGCTAATAGTGAGATAAGTATGAAGTTTGCAGTTGAGGCGGTTACTAAAAAATATCACGTAAAAGTAGAAACTTATGTAATGACAGATGCTTTTGAACAAAAAACAAAACTAACAGAAGAGCAATGGTTAGCTTCTTCTTTGTCATACGATCCAGAAACAATTGAAGTTATTCTTTCTTCTGCTATTGATGCTGTTGGTGCTAATGCTCCTAATCTTGTTTTAACAAAAGATAGAGTTGGTTTCCTCCCTACAACAGGGTCGTTGCAAAATAGGTGAAGCCTTATCAATTGATTGGGCTTCCTTATCGTCTAGGAGCTGATCCTGAAAAACATGGGGCTGGTGATTGTCTCTCTTTATGTAAAACAGTTTTAAAAAGTTATGGTATTAGTTCTCCTGACCCAAAGCGTTCTTGGTATCGAAGACTAAAGAAAAAAGACTATAGTATCTTTTTTGAAGAATTAAATCGGTGGGGAGTTGATTCACCGCCTAAACTAGGAGCAATTGCTTTATGCAAATCAGATGATGGTTACGGCATGGCAGCTTATTACGAGGAAGGATGGCTGAATTACCAAAAAACATCAGGAGGCCGGGTGGTGAGTTGGTCCCCACTAGACGCCCTCATGGTAGAAGGCTGCTATTACCAACGGAAGTAGACCTATGTAAGCTTTTAAATTTAACTGAAGATGAGTATTGGTATTTTCAAGATACGATTGCTGCATATAACGGACAAAGACCAGCAGGGTATGAGTTGATTCCAGACATTCGCTGTGGCCCTGTAGTCGCTTTAGTTGGCAAAGAAATTTTAATTCAAATAGGGATAGCGATAGTTGCGGCAACAATTTCTTATCTCTTAACGCCTAAACCAAAAGAACAAAAACAAGGAGGGTCAAGACGTACAGCCAACGCTGTTGGTAATACTAAATTTGCTCCACAGGCTGCCTTTAATTCAGTTCAAGAATTAGCAATATTAGGAGATGCGATACCTTTAATTTTTTCTAATCAAGCCGAACTTGGAAATTATATCTATGGAGGCGTTAGAGTTAATAGCCAATTGCTTTGGTCTCAATTTGTAAGTTTAGGTAAATATCAGCAATTAAAAGCTAAAGCTTTATTTTCTTTGGGGACAGTACAGAAACCAGATTATCAAGGTTTTGCCGTTGGAGACAGTCTTTTAAATACTTATAATTCGCATAAAGTTGGTCTTTATTATAAAGATGGAAGTATTACTGGAAATAATAGAATTTTAGAGAGTGATCGTTATAGCGAGTCGTCTTTAACATATCCTGTCGTTAATCCAATACCTAGCGGTGATCCTTTTGAAATAGGTATACCTGACAGACAAGGCTCCGGGGATCCTCCGGCAGATGTCATTAAGGGTTTTAGTGGGGCAAGAAACCCTTCCGTTCAAACTGTTTTTGGAACGTACTCCCCTTTCCCAAATTGCACTGTTGTAAGACTACCTTATGAGTTGTGTAGATCTGTTAGAGATGCAAGCAAGGAGTCCGCATGGGATCTTCTGCGTAAAAGAAAAAAAATTGAGTTTGCTCACTGGCCTACAAGGTGTGGTTTTGTAGAAGGGGTACATGCTGACGGGACTACTAAATTAACCAAGGGGTATAATTTAGTAGATAAAAATGCAACGTTAACGTATCAAATTGTTGGTAAACAGAGTGGCGAAGCAAATGCTTTGCAAATGGTATATGACCTCGACTCAAGTAAACCGGGTTATCAAGAAGAACCCGTAGAAGGTGGTCCTAATTATGACGCTTGGGGATATAGGCCACATGGAGTAGAAGATGTTGACAGCATGACCATCGCTTTAAGAGAAGCAGCAGATGTTGGTTTCGCTGTAGGTGAACTTTATTTAGTTGGAACAGCCGTCGCAAAATGTACTGCTATTTCAAGTCCCGTTCCGTACAGTATTGAGACTGGTAAATCTTATACTTTAACAATCATAGAGGGAGGAGGAGTTGATATTCCTGTTGAGCCTAGTGCCTTGGGTTTAGGGACTCATTGCCAGAACCCAGAATGGATTGCTCCAGCAGATGAAAAATTAAACCGAACTGCGGCATATAGTCTTTCAAACCAAACCCCGATCCTTTGGAAACAAAAAATCTTCGGAGTTGAAAACCTTCCTTATGGGACGCGTGATATTTATAGAGGTTACGCTATTTACACAGGAATGAGAGTTGCTTTTGCAACTGTGTCGAACAATAGAGATTGTGATGTTACTGAAATAGGAATTAAATCGAGAGTCTTTAAGCAAATGCAATTTGCAAATGTAAACAGTCAACCCGGAGAACAAGCTTTATTAAATGCTTACAATGACAGGACAACAATCCAGCTAGGCCAGATTAACAGATATATAAACAGGCTATCTTTTTTCAAATTACAAGTAAGAAAACTAGGAGGATCAGATTGGTATGACTTACTTAATGGGCTTAATGATCACTCAGGACTTTTTGCGATAAAAGGGAATACTCCTGAATATTTATACAACTATATAAGTATTATGCAAGAGAGAGGACAATTTGAATATAGATTTAGACCTTTCCCCGGTAATTATTTTACAAGAGGTGGCTTTGCAGGTGGAAATTCAAACGTAAACTCTACACCAAAAGTTAATCTGTTAGAAACACCTTCTGATGGCACAGGAAACCGTCAACATTTTTCATCTATTATTAACGGTGTAGGTAGTTTTAATGTTCTTTTTGCAGGTAGAGAAGACTATTCTATAGACGTAAGTACAACATCAATTGAAAATAAAGAATGGATAATTAAACCTTCTACGATAACGGCAGAAGGTCAAATAATTAGCGCGTTACATAATAACAAGTCTGAGTGGGCGGAAGATGGAGGTATTTTCGATGGAGCTGGAACGACTTTTACTTGGGAGCCAGTTGCGGGAGAGCAAGATATGTATAGAGAAGATCCAGTAACAGGGGTTGGAACAAAGGTCTTAGTTTATTGGGATAAGAATACGCTTCCGCAGCATGTATCTGGAACGGATTATCACTGGGTTATGTATAACGAGGATATGCCTTATCCTTACAATCAAGGCATTTATGCTTCAAGCAACCCCGGTGGTGGTGGAAACCCTAGAGGTAATGGTAGCTGGCGAGATGTTTGGATTGTAGACCCTACAAATTCAAATATTAGATACAGGCCAAGTCAGAATGCACAAGGAGGACATCCTAAAGATACGCCACACTTTTTCTATATAGATAAACAAGAACGAATATCTCAAGAAAACGAGGTTGTGCATTTCGAAGGAACTGTTCCTGTTTATCATGAGAGTGTGATTGACGACACCGTGGATTCAATAGATGCTTCAGGATTGAAAGTACAAATAAGAGTAGAAAGACATGGAACGAGTAGCCCTTATTACTACAAAGCAAGTTGGACTTTGGATAGAAGCGGTATTGCAGGCAAATATAGAAATGGGACAAAAGTTTATATTCCCAAAGAAGGCACTAATGCTGACAATGCTGAATACTCAGGAATCGGTTTACCTCAATGGATACAGTTAACATTAACTGTTGGGGAAGACATTCTTGATGCTCCTGCAAGAAATTTAAATGCAAATGATGTTGTCTCTGATTGGCCTATGTATGACGGTGATATTAATAGTAATAAGGATAATCCTGAACATGAGATCTGTTTTGTCAATGAAATTGTTATCCCAACCGCGATTGGTGGAGAGGCAAAATATAATGACTTGGCTTATGCAGGATTAAGACTTAATAGTTCAAAAGAATGGACAAATTTTAGTCAATTTTCTGCGTATTTTAAAACAGGCGTTGAAATAAAGAAACCAGACGGTACAACAGGAGCTTCTAATTTATTTCCTGAAATAGCTTATGCACTATTAACAGATACAAAGATAGGTGCAGGGGAATTGGTTGGAGTGTCTTCTGTTGATGAAACTTCAATGGAAGATGCAGCAAAGTTTTGCTATGCAAATAGATTTTTCTGGGACGGAACAATCTCCTCAAAGTTAAATTTAAGAGATTTTATTTTTGAACACGCTGGATATTGTTTATTAGATTTTACAATCATTGGAGGTAAATTTAGTCTTAAACCTACAGTTCCTATTAAGGGTAATGGAAATTTTGAAATAGATAAGAATAGAAAACCAGATATAAAATGTTTATTTACTGATGGTAATATCAATGATTTAAAAGTTAGTTTTTTAAATCCAGAAGATAGACAACCATTTAAAGCTGCTGTTGTTTATAGGAAAGAAACCCCCAATGGATTCCCTGAAACAGCAAGTATTTTAGTTAGATCAACAGATGGGTCAATTGATGATCCTGTTGAGACCTGGGATATGTCTGGATTCTGCACTTCTCCAACACAAGCTGAAATGTTTGCTAAATATGCAATTAACACAAGAATAAAAAGCGACCATGGATTAAGTTTTAAAACTGCTCCTCAGTATGTAAAGGGTTTAGCTCCTGGGGATTATTTCAAACTCGTTTCAGAAGTTACACATACCAATCGTTTTGGCAACGGTGCAAAGCTGGAGGACGGCACAATTGTCAGCAAAGATGATGTAGCGGGATCTGAGTCTGTTTTTTATTGGGAGCCGGGAACAGAAGGAGTTACATCTTCAACGCTTGCTCAAGCTCCAAATGGTGTTTTATTTACCGTTAAAAACACAACAACAGAAAATAAGGTTTATAAATGTGAAACTATCTCCTATGTTGATGATGGATTGATTGAAGTCTCTGGCAGCTATGCTCCTGTTGAACCCTCAATATTGTCAGACGGTAATCCTAATCCGATAGCAGGACTACTTTCTGTTTTACAGAATTGGGATACTACTTTTGAAACTCGAAAAAACTAATGGCAACTTTCCCTGTTACTGTTCCAGCTCCTACTTCAAGGTCTTATAACCCTGGCACTTATCCAAGTACTGATTTTGAATCGTTAGACGGCACGAAAACGCACATTCGTTATGGAAATAGAAGAGTAAACGCTACTCTGACTTTAGGTTTTAGCAATATCACAGATGTTGAAGCTGCTACTATTTTATTAAATTATGAAGCTATTAACTCTGTTTGGGATGAAGTAACTTTTAATAATACAAATGTGGTTAAAGGGGCAGCTAGTGAGTTGGAGTCGTTTTTTGTTGAAAGAACAGAATTAAAATGGAGATATGCTGGTCCTCCAACAGTACAAAGTGTGTATCCAGGAATTAGTAATGTGAGCTGTAGTTTTGTTGCTTGCCTAGATTCACCGTAGAATAAACACAACGTATTGATTTTTTAGGTCGTGGCTTTTTATAGCGGAAAGGATGGTCAACTTCTGATTGACCAGGTAAAAGCTGCCAAGGTTCAATCTTGGTCTTTTTCTAGTTCACAAGCTGTTCTTGAAACAACTTCTTTAGAAGACACTGATAGAACCATTGTTCAAGGAATTAGAAGTTATAGCGGTAGTGCAAGACTGTTTTACTATCAAGCTTCTGCTGGTTCTGGTGGAGATGTGACTACACTAATTGATAAGTGTATTAAAGCTGCTGGTAGTACAGATATGACCTCTACTGCTGCAACTTTAAAACTAAAAATTGCTGATGGTTCTGCGAATGGTCGTTTTATTACGTTCTCTACTTTGATTACTGGAATATCAATGAATAGTGCAGTTGGTGAAGTTTTAAGTGCTGATATTAGTTGGGAATCAAATGGAGCACCTACAGAAGTATCTATCTAAATCATGGGTGTTTATTTTGGGCAATCGGGTGAAATAGCCCTTAAAAGAGATGCGCTTCAATCTGCTTTGCAGACGAAGCTAGACCCTTCTGATGTAAACACTGCAACAAAGAGATTTAGTGTTGACCATAGTTCTGGTTCGTTACTTACAGGAGATGAAGTTGAAATAGCAACCGTTGATGAATCAAACCTTGAACTTGTTAACGGTCATAATTATCCAGACGGAAAATGGTTTATAAATGTTGATCCTGTTGGTGGCCTAAGACTTTTTGATTCTTTTGCAAAAGCAATTGAAGGATTGACCCCTAACGCTTTAGCTCTTGTTGCTCCTAGTGCTGCAAAAGATATTACGATCAGAACAAAAAATGAGAGATATAGGCACGTTGCTAATGTTCGAGATTTCGAGATGACAACAAGTAGAGAGCAAGTTGATTTAACAAACCTTGGAGATGAATTTAAAAATCAATATGAAGCTGGATTAATTAGTGGTCAAGGTTCAATGAGCTGTATTTGGGAGCATCGTTATTACGATTCAGACAGAAATAATGAATATGGAGCTGAGTCTGAGTTTGCGTTTTATTTAGCTCAATTAATTGTTAGGACGCAACAGGGGTCAGATTTTGATGGTTTGTTCTATATCTACCGTGATCCAAGTGATACAAAGAATAATGTTTACTATGAGGCTAACTGCATGATTACTAATGTCGCTGTAAGTGTTAATGCGGCTGAAGTTATAGATACAAGAATTGAATTTGTAACTAACGGAGTTATTGCATTAAAGACAGGAATTGCTCCAGGTTACTTGTTACAAGAAGACGAAGATAAGATTCTTCAGGAAAATGAAAGTCCCATATTGCTCGAACAGGTTTAAACTGTTGCTATTGGTTTTTAGTTAGTAGTCAATGGCTGATCTCAAGATAACCGGATTAGATGCTTTAGCAGAAGCCTCGATCCAAGCTACTGATGCTCTCGCTATAGCGGATCTCAGTGCTACCGAGACGAAGAAAGTAACTGTTAAAGATTTAATTGCTGCAGGTGTAGCCCTTATAGATTCTGGGGATATTCCTGCTGTCAAGGTTGCAACGCCTTTGGCTGCTGATGCTGTTGCGACAGTAACGATTCAAAATTTAGCGGTAACTGCTGCCAAGATTGCGAATGGAACAATAACTGCAACTCAAATAGCAGACGCAACGATAACTGGAACGAAGTTAGTTAACGATACTGTCACTGCAACACAAATAGCGGCAAATGCTATTGGGTCTTCTGAGCTTGCTGATGATGCTGTAGATACTGCTGCTATTGCTGATCTTGCTGTTGATAATGCCAGAATTGCTAATACAACAATTGCTTATGGAAAATTAAACCTAGCTGATGGAGATATTCCCGGAGCCAAGATTGCAGCAGGTGGAATTACATCAACTCAATTAGCAACAAATTCTGTTACTGCTACAGAACTTGCAGATAACGCTGTTGATGCAAATGCAATTGCTAGCGGTGTAATTACTGGGGCCAAGATTGCAAGTACAACAATTGCTGCTGGAAATATTGTTAATAATACAATTACTTCAACACAGCTTGCTAATAACGCAGTTGGAACAGATCAAATAGCTAATGGAGCTGTAACTGCTGCCAAGCTCTCAGGAACAATTGAAGCTGGAACTATTGCAAACGGGGCTGTTACGACAGCAAAGCTTGCTGATGATGCTGTTGATAGTACAAAACTTGCTGCAAACGCTGTTGATGCAGCAGCTCTAGCTAATAATGCTGTTGATTCTGGAGCGATAGCTAGTAATGCTGTAACAGAAGCAAAAATTGCTTCAAATGCTGTAACTGTTACCAAAATTGCTGATGGCACGATTACACCAGCAAAATTAAATACTTCTAATCTGGATCGTTCATTAAATGTAGCCAGTGGGAATCTTGGAATAAATAACACAGTTACTGCTGCTACTCGTTCAGGAATCTCATATAACGCTCAAGGATTGATAACTGGAACGGTTGCTCTTGCTGCTAGTGACCTCCCAATTTCTTCAGCTTCAGCCGTAGGTGGTGTTTCTGTTGGAACGGGGTTAAGTGTTAACGGATCAGGTGTTTTATCTTTATCAAACAGCGTAACTGGTGCAACTGTTTCAGGAATCACATTCTCAAATACTGGGCAAATAACTGCGGCAACAGCATTAGTATCAAGCGACCTTCCAGTATCAACTACAAGTGCAAAAGGAGCCGTAAAAATTACATCTGGAGGAGGGCTAACTGTTGATGTTAGTGGTAACTTAACAACTTCAACAAGTGGAGTTAGTGCTGGTACTTATCAATCGGTTACTGTTAACACAAAAGGTGTAATCACAGCAGGCGCAGCTCTTACAGATGCGTTGATCCCTAACATTTCTGCTGCAAAAATAACAAGCGGAAGTCTAGATGCTGCAAGGATCGCAAATGATTCTATTGATTCAAGTAAATTAAGTAATTCATCAACAACGATAATACAATCTATAGCTCAAAATGGCTATCCAACAGCAGCCTTTACAGGTCAATTACTGTTCGACCCTATAGCTGAAGACGCATACCTATGGGACGGGAACGCTTGGAATCCAATTACGACTCTAACTAAGGGAGCCTTACAGAGATTTGGAACATATAACGCTAGTACTTCAAAAGTTGATTATGTAACTGCTGCTGGAGCTGCTGCTGGCCTAACCGTTGGCTCGAACTTGCCAGTTGCATCCGAATCAGTAGACGGCGGATATGTCGTGATTTCGGTTCAAGGTACTCCAAGCGGTATTGCAGGAATAACTGGTCAACTCTCTCCACCTGACTACCTCCTTGGGGTGACAGCTAGTGCTTCTTCTAGTTCATGGGTAGAAATTGATCTCTCAACAACTGTTGCTTCTCAGCAGGCTTCGGCAATTTCTTACACCCCATACGGACAACTTGCAGCCACAAATGTTCAAGCTGTTATTAACGAGCTTGAAGATGAAAAATTATCTCTTGCTGGTGGAACAATTACGGGCCAAGTATTAATTGGTAATGCTGGAAGTCTTGTTTTCGAAGGGTCAACAGCAGACGCATTTGAGACAACATTAACAGTTGCCGATCCAACGACTTCGGACAAGACTATTACTTTGCCGAACGTAACGGGAACAGTAATTACAACTGGAGATACTGGAACTGTTACTGGAACGATGCTTGCTAATGGCACGATCCAAAACGTAGATATACACGCTGATGCTGCAATTGCATTTACCAAATTAGCTGATTTAACCTCTGCTCAAATTCTTGTTGGTAATGGATCAAACGAACCAACAGCAGTTGCAGTTACAGGAGATATTGGAATTAATAATGCAGGTTTAACTTCTATTACTGCTGGTGCAATTGTTAACGCTGATATTTCAAACTCGGCTGCGATAACTGGTTCCAAGGTTACTACTGGAACGACAAGTGCAGTTGGTGTTCTTCAATTAACAGATAGTGCAACATCAACTTCTGCTACTACGGCTGCTACTCCTGCGGCTGTAAAGATTGCGAAGGATGCTGCTGACGCTGCTGCCACTACTGCTAATGCAGCTCTTCCATCTACCGGGGGAACAATTACAAATAACGTATTAGTTTCTAATGCAAAAAGTTTAAGACTTGGAGAGTTAACAAGTAACGGTGGAAACTGGGTCGGATTAAGAGCACCTGATTCTTTAACCACGGATACAACGTTTACATTAATGAGTGGTCTAGGTTCGGCTAATCAAATTATTAAAACCGATGCGAGTGGTAATCTTTCATTTACTAATGATATTCCCGGTTCCTCTGCCTCTTGTACAGGTAATGCAGCGACAGCAACAACATTAACTACAGCTAGAGCAATTAATGGGGTTAACTTCGACGGTTCTGCAGATATAACAGTTACAGCAGCAGCCGGGACATTAACAGGAGCTACTTTAAATTCTGGGGTTACGGCTTCAAGTTTGACCTCTGTTGGAACGCTTACAGGTTTAGCAGTTACAGCATCAACGAAGACTTTAGAGGTTGATAGTGCTGGAACAAAAGTAAGTGGTAATAGTGGTGTGGGAAGTTTGCACATTGGTAACGGTGGTCTAACAATTTCTACTACTAGCTTTAATCATACGAGCTTTGTTCCCGGCGGTGATATTACCTTCAACTTTTCGGGTGGAACTGGGAAGTTCCTGATGATGGGTGCTGGTGGTAAAACTGTTGCGAGATTTACCAGAGAACAAGCTGAATTATGGGCTGTCACGGGTGGAGGTTCTGGCCATAAGGTTATTGCTAATACAAACACAACAGGTTTTAACATTTATGAACAGCTACAACTATCAGATTCAGACGGTTCACATCATGTAGGTTTTGTTGCTCCATCGACTGTTGCTTCAAATCTAATTTGGACATTACCTGCTGCCGACGGAAGTGCGAATCAAGTTTTAAAAACAGACGGTTCAGGTGCTTTAGGTTGGTCATCAATTAGCAGTAATTCCGCAACAGCCACAGCGTTACAAACTGCTAGAGCAATTAATGGCGTTAACTTTGATGGTACTGCTGACATCACAGTTACAGCAGCCGCAGGAACTTTAACAGGGACGACTTTAAAAAGTACCGTCGTTACTTCTAGTTTGACTACTGTTGGAACTCTTGGAAGTTTGGCAGTTACAAATAACGTAACTATCGGCGGTGATTTAACTGTTAACGGAACGACAACATCAGTTAATAGTACTCAGTTAGATGTGACTGACAAAAATATTACGATGGGTAATGTCAGCAGCCCTAGCGATACGACTGCCGACGGAGGGGGACTAACTTTAAAGGGCAGCTCCGACAAGACATTTAACTGGGTTAATTCAACAGATGCTTGGACATCTTCAGAGCATATTCAAGTTGCTAGTGGTAAGACATTTATTGGAGATGGTTCAACCTTAACTGCCTTAAACGCATCAAACATTGCCTCTGGAACG